TCGTCGCTGCTTCGGCACTTATCACGTACGTTCGCATTTCGTTGGCGGCGGGGGCGCTTAGCCCTCCCAGGCTTTTGCGCGCATCCGCCAGTTGCTGGTAGAGCTTTGGCAGCTCCACCAGATGCTGATTGATCGCTGATTGGATTTTCTCCATTATGTGATGGCTTGTCACAAACAGGACCGGCATGGACTTCGCCGTCGAGAACGACTTCCAGTTTAGGTTTCTGGTCCATGTGGGTCGTCAGGCGGGGAAGTCCGTCAACTGTCCCGATATAGTTGTCGAGTTTATCGATATGAGCATTTAGCTCAGCAACTGAAATACCGAGATCTCCAGCGACAATTGTCAGCCAGACATCAGAAGTGTCTTGAGGCCAAGAATTATTCAGAGCGTTTTCGTCTCTGACCCAGAATGGGATGTCGTTGAAATCAGCATAGTTGACGGTCATTGACGTGCAGCAGCGTTGATACGCCTTGCACCACTGGCTGATCAGTGGTGTTAACCCATCCGTAACGAGATAAGCTTGGGTCTTAGCCCAGCCGACTTTCTCTACATCATCATCAGGATCACAAGTAGTGTGAAGCTTGAGGAGAGTTCTGGAAGGGGTCTGCACAGATGCCGGAGATGACCAGGGATCTGCATAAATGCGGGAGAGGAATGAGACTTGCTTTCCGCGGGTTGCACGATTTATGATCTTGAGATCAAATCCCAGAGAAGAGGCAGTGGACATAAGAACGTCGTTGGTAACCGTGCCGTTCCTAAGTCCGTCATCGCCGTAGACTAGTCCAATATTCTTCCACGCTTCAGTGGTGGTTTGGCCCGACATGCGGCCTGCCATGAATGAAACAAAAGCATTAGCAATGCTGTTGCCATCAGTTGTTAGGGCAGAGCCGCTCAGGCGCGAGAATCCTGGCTGATATTTGAGTCCGAGTTTGGTGTATGCTTTAGAATTCACCTCGTTAGCTAGGAGTCCGTTCAGTTCTTCCAGATGTTCTGCACCAACCCATCTACGATAGATAGCGAACTCTACGTTTTCACGCATGAATTCGAGGAAGGTGCCATCGAAACGACTGTAATCGGTCTCGACTAGTTCGACAGACTCGCAGGCCAGATCTTGGACCGCGGTAGCGATTTGAGCCGGTGTTTTGCATGGAGTGTACCATGTTTGATGTTTAAGTACGGCCTCTTTGAAAGCATAGGTGAATCCCGATAACTTGACGTTCTGGGTGTGAGGAACGGTCGAAATGTTTCTTGGATGGTTAGGGGCACCGTATGCTTCTTTCTTCTGGAATGCTTTTGTTATCATGTTAAAATGGTCGTGCATTCTGTTTGCGTCATTGCGGACTCGCTGCAAAGGTTTCTGCTGCAGTTCTTCGACTTCCGCCACAGAAATGGGGATGCCGCGGCTCATCTCGCGTTTTGGAACGAGGATAGCGACGAACTCGCGCGCGATTTGTCGCGTGCGGGCAGTAGTCTTCACAGTCGATTTAGCCTTCTCTTGAGGCTTCGTGATACGCCCGTCGATTGTGGCACGTTCATTGCTGAATGACACGCTCGGGAAGACAGCTGTTTGCGTCAAAGGTCCCGGAGCGTATTCTCGTGCATACTCCTTCCCCTGCTCGGTGGGGTCACGGTCGAATTTAGGTGCCGCTGCTTGATAGTGCCTAGCCAGTTGTCCAGGCTTATGCACTTCTACAGGAGCTATTTTCGACTCGTTTACCAAAAACTGATGCAAGATGGCAGCATCGTGGTGATCGGCTTTGGAGCGACGAACAGTATCAGAAAGATTGTTCGTCTTCGACAGGTTGAATGCTGTGCGAAGGCATTCGAGAGTTTTGAGGGGGACTTGGACGCTCGCAAATTGTCCCTCCTCGCCCAGACTTACTACTGGGCCTTCATCACCTATGTAGGTGATGGCATTCATGGCAGGAGTCACAGCACCGGCTTGTTGATATACGGTGTATTCGAGCATGACTCCAAAATCACATATGGGCAGAAGGTTGCCCTTGCATCGAGCGAACGGAACGATAGAAACGATGTTCCGATGCTCGCTGAGCTCAAACTGGTCAATGGTGGCGATAGTGATGTTCCTGCCTCCAGGACCAATGCCATAGCGCTCAGTGATGTTGCGGCAGAGTGTCTGGTAGCCAATCTTTTTCTTGATGGCATTCTTGACAGTGGGCCAGAATCTATGAACCGGGTCCACGGTGTAAACTGTGTCTTGGTTGTAATTCCAAGTACGGTGCTTAACGTCTTTCCCTCCGTTAACACGATAGTGTATAACGTTGTCCTTGATGGTGAAAAACCCATCTTTGACTTTCCCTGATACAGCACGTGGTTGAAACGTGTAGCACAGAATGGGCACTCCGTAACTAATGATTTCGTGCATGTCGACGTAGTAATCTACATCAGTCATGACGATCATATGGTTGTTCGTGATCTTGTCGGCCTTGTAGTCTTGGCGGAGGTCTGCCAAACTATGAAAAGTTCGGCTTCCATCAACGCCCTTCTCTCGCATCGAGGGAGAAATGACATAGGCTTCGAATCCACGTTTGGAGACGACGTCGAGCATGGTTTCAGTTGCACCATTGCGTTCTGCTGCAGCATCTGCATGCGAATGTCCTTTCCGGATGCCTGTTCGAATTTGTTCCATTTGCCTTTGAACAAATGATCTGGCTTCTCCGGCGAGCGGGATCGTCTTCTTATGTTTACCAATAAGACGATTGCGGCTC